CACTACATCGTTAGAAGGAGCTTTGGTTATGGAGCAGCTTCCGTACAACATAATGAGCCAAGAAAGATTAAAGCCTTCAACAAGTTTGACAAGAGTGGTACAGAGGCTGTATTATATATTGCTAACCCTTATTCGGGAAACCCTTATTACGGAGTACCTAATTACATTTCTGCTTTTCATTACATTGAGAGTGATTTTGCTTTTGGTAAACACATCAAGAACTCTGCTGAGAATGGCTTTTCGCCAAGGGTATTAGCTACCTTTATTGGTAGAAATATGAGTGCAGAACAGAAGCGTGAGGAGTATGCTAAGTTCAAGGAATCTTTTACTGGTGCTGAGGCAGACAACTTCATTGTTTCTTGGGTTAAGAAAGCAGAAGATGCTCCTACATTTGAGCCTTTAGATGTTACAAACTTAGACAAGACTGTAGATGTTTTATCCAGACTCAACGATGCCAAGATACTTACTGCCCATAATGTTACTTCTCCTACCCTTTTTGGTGTTATGGTTTCGGGAAAACTTGGAGGAACGGGTAACGAATTGGTTACAGCATATCAAATTTTTAGAGCGACTGAAACGCTTCCTAACAGGGAGATTCTTTTAGATGGGGTAAACAGAATACTATCCACTACTGGGTACGATGCTATGGACTTAACTATTGTTGAAGAGCCAATTAACTTGGAGAGCATTAAAGGAGCTAACACAGAAGATATAAGCAATGGTTGATATAATATTCATTGACGATAACTACCTATACCAGAACTTTCCTCTACCAAAGAGGATGGAAAGAAGTGCGTTGTTAGCGTTAATACAGTTAGAGCAGTTTACTTCTATCCAAGATTTAATGGGTACTTGTTTATACGACCACATTGAAACGAAGGTAGCAGCTCAGACATTAACTACTGAGGAACAGGGTTTGTTTAAGTTGGTAAAGTACAGCTTGGCTATGTACTCAGCTAAGGCTGCAATCTCTATACTTAGAACAGCTACTGCTATCACTAAAGCAGAAGAGCAGAAACAAGACCAATACATACTTGATACTATATCTACTACTATTGACAGTAAGATAGGCTATATCAATAAGCGTGTAACAAACTATATACTTAATAATGCAACAATCAAAGCTATTGCTATTGCCGATGGTTGCGACAATGACTTGTTTAATGAAGAAGATACCTATCAAGGTAGTGTCTTCTATCCTCAAGACGGTATTACGGTAACGTACTGCGAAGACGGAAGTGTAAGCTACAATCAATAATGACACAGATAGACTTGAAAATACTTCTAATTAACAGCACTACCTTCTTAGTGTCTTTCTCTGAACTTGAGAACATCTTGAAAATAATACTACTCTTAGCATCCATAGGATACACAGCTCAAAGGTGGTATTATATGCACAAGGAAAAAAGTAACAAGAAAAAAAAGAACAAATAAAAAAAGGGGCCGAAGCCCCTTTCTATTTTACCTTACCTCTTTTGTCTATAGTTCGTACAGCGAAGTAACCACCTATTACGGTTACGCTAACCATCTCCCATAGACCTATCCATCTTTCGCTTACGCTACTGATGCCTATCCCTTCAAAGAAGGTCATAAGCACCAAGAATATAATGATGGTAGCAAGTGTCAGTGGTCTAACATTCTTGCTTAACCAAGAGTCTGAAGAGAGGTCACTACTCCAACGAGATGATATCTCCTTTTCTATAGCTGCTCTTATCTCCTCTTTCTCTTCGGGTGTAGATACAAATCTATCTACCGCATTGGCCACCGCATCCACAGTCTCCTTCGCACCCCCTGTCAGTATCTTTTTTAGAATGCTCATAACTAACTACCACAACCTTCGCAGTCTGGGTTATCTATAGAACAAGCTCTCTCATTGCCCTTGTCGTTTGTTAGTTCATCTACGAAGTCTGCAAAGCTATCTTCGTAACCAAAATCTGTGTCGTTCATCATCTCTCTTTTTATTAATTATTAATATGTCCAGATAACATCATCTGCCTTAGAGGGGTCGTCATCTACGTGTATAAAATTCTTAGCTACTCCTATCCTGTTAAAACCAGCATCTAATAAAGCTGACAATATAAGAAACTTCTGCCTTGAGGTAGGTGCATAAATATCACAGGCTCTACCTATCGTGTGGCTACTGCTTGGTACACCGCCAACCTTGGCATTGTGTGCGGGACTCCTGTACCCACTTGTAATCTTAAAGCTACAACCTGCTGTCTTACGAGCATAGGCTATCTTGTTAAGAAAAGATACATCCATATTCTCATAGCTCCCTTTGATATCGGGAGAGTCAAACTCGTTGTACTCAAAGTAAAGGTGGAAAGTTTTATTCAGATTCTTCATCGTCTTCTTCGTTATGTTCTGGCTCATCCCAATATAGGAATCTCCAATCGGTATTAGAATTTACATTATTCATTCACTAACTTCCTGTATGTCAACTCAGCGATTAAGGCTGTATAGATGGCGTATAAGAGGTTTAAATCCATATAAGCATAAATCATAAGGCTGCACCAAAATGAGAGGCACAGAACGCAGTTAAATGGCTTAAAAGATAAGAACCTTTCCATCACCCAACCATACGGTTCAAAGATAAACAAGTAAGAGAATAAAAATCCTAACCCACTTACTAATATCCACTCGTTATAAATATCAATCATAATTTTTCGCTTAAGTAATCGTCTTTAGTGTATCTAATTAACTTGGTAAGTCTCTCGCCATTCTCAATAACAAGAACATTACCCTTGATGTTTGTGCCGTACACATCCTTCCACTTCAATGAGACTATTCTGTTAGTCATAGTAGAATATATTATGGATATGATTAGGTTAGCAGCACTCTTGCCCTCCTCGTAGTAGTCCAAGAACTTCTCACAGGTACGCATTACAGCAGCATCTATAAGTGCTTGCTCCAACTCCTTGTCACCATTGGTAACAAACGCTGAACCTGCTATCTCTAAGGAGCGTTGTAGTATAAAAGTACCAAGAGGTTCTGTTATCCTACCTTTACGGACGGAGGCTATTGCCTCTTCCTCAATCTGGCTTTTGTCGTACCTCATACTGTTCTTCAACTTTGTTTAGTATAGTGATAATAGTAGGCAGGTAGTCCGAAAGCTCTGCCGATTTTATGCCAAGCTCATATGATAGTCGCACCAATGTGACTGGCTGGCTGTGGTATACCAAGGCATCAATTGTCTCGTATATATTGATAATGAGATTCGCTTCAGTGTCGGTAATGTCTTCGTAGGGTTGGTCAAATTTCATAGCATTTAGTAGCTTGTACGAAGGCTTCTCCCCTTCACAGGGTCAAGCTCTTCTATAGTATCTATAAGGTAAGACTCTTGTAGATAGGCTTCCTTGATTTCCTCTTGAGTGGAATCTGTTCCGAGGTTAGCAAAGAGTATAGCCATCTCGTGTAGATGGTTGTCTATCTTAGTCTTAATTAATTTACAAGTCTGGTATGTCTTTTCCATATTAAGTTTCTTTATATCCATATAGTTTTAACTCTACTCTGAAAATATCTTTTGGTAGAGCTTCGTCAACTTTGATTGACAGGTGCTTAAAGTATTTTTTAGAATCGTCTTTAACCCAGTTACGGTGACGGAGGTAATCAGCCGTAAATTTGATAGCCAAAATACAATTATCATTATCGTAGCGGGAATTATGGAAAACGTGAATATTAAAGCTTTCAGCCCAAAATTCATCATAGTCTTTAAACGCTTCATCAAGTGCTGCAAAATATTCTTTTTTATGTTTAACTCTTATTGAGAAATGTCTACCCGAATAGTAGGCATTTAAGCTTGGTGGTTTAGGTAGGTTGAGTGTTATACTATGCATACACCTTAGCTTTACTTATGTGTAGGTATCCTACTTCCTTATCTACAAACTGACGTTGTGAGAAGTGTGATGTCTTAGGCATACCTCTTGTTTCCCATACAGGTTCGGGCATTGCATCAAGGTTGAATGCATATATACCTTGAGGCGTTTGAGACACATACACAGGAACAGTAAGGTGCTTCTCTGCTCTAAGCATAAGCTTGTCATACTTAGCCTTCTCTATAAGAAGGTCATCGTAGTGTTTGTTACGGCACTTCAGTTCTATATCTGTACTGGTAAACTCAGAGTAACAATCGTAATGATTGTACTGACCCTCAGACCATTCAAGGTCTTTGATATAGTTATCCTTTAGGTGATGGAAGAGCGCATCTTCCTTGTTCTTCCAAGTCATTTCTTTTGATTAGTAGCTATCTTCAGTAAGATAAGGTAGCCGATTAAATCCTGCACCGTGTCTTCAGTGTCGGGAGTTATACCCTTGCTCTTGATTCTCATTAACTTGTCGTCAATCCTTGCACACAAGCTGTCTACAGCATTGCCACGAGAGAAGATGCCTACGGGGTTAAGGGCAGAGTCCCCGTAAGCAGCGTTCTTCTCAAGTAGGAGGTTCATAACCCCCGTAGATGTTTCTATGATTAAGTCCTTTGTACTTTTCATTTCCTTATCTAATATTTGTTGTTGCCATTCCTGCATATATATAATATACGTTAATCATCTAACAGATTGACCTCCAACTTATAAACTTTATTAACATTCCCTTTTTCAATAACTAACCTACCGCTTGAAGGATTAAAGAAGATGTATCCTAAGTCCTCAATTTTTCCAGTGTAGTCGCTTATGTCCAACTTGAATAATATCTCGTTAATCATCACATCACCATTAACAGTTACAGTAACCTCCGTTGCGGAGGCTACATTAAACTTTAGGAAAGCACGAATCAACTCTGCGAAGGCTATCTTCCTACTAAGAATTAGACTGTGGGTAAGCGTATTGTGGTTTTCCTTGACTGTCTTTTTCATAGTATCTGTTTTTCATTTTATCATAGAATAGTGTGACTGAACCTAAGCTACCTACAATCTTCGGCTTTGCCTTAACGACTGTAATCTTAACTTGGTTCTGCTCGTATGGTACTCCGTTCTCATCTTCTAATCCGTAAGGACATCTCCATACGTTAAGCACCATCATACCTTTCCTTGACCATTGCATACCCCCAGCAATATCGTTCATCGTAGGGATGTCTACATATGGTATACCGTTCTTGTACTTCGCTTGTTGGTGTTTAGTGTGTACTGTTACAATAGTGTGATAGTTCTTCTCAGCACTGTGCTTACGCACCTTGGTTAATACTTGACCGATAGCTATATCATCTCTTACACCGCTTGTAATGTCTGTGCGTATCTCTGTGAATGGGTCAATCATACACCCATCTATCGTGATGAAGTTATCCTCTTCTATATGCTCAACAGCTGTGTAGAATCCTTCAATGGAAAGGTCTTGAAGACCACTATCTACCAAGTAAAAATGCTCATTGATAAAAGACATTGCCTCTTCCTTCTCCTCATCGGTAGCCATAATATGTTCGTTGACTAAGAAAGGCTTACGCAAGTATACCCATAGTAGTTCAGCAAACACCTCGGTAGGTGAGCCAGTCTCGGGAGTATACACTGCCCACTTCCATCCGCTATACTGAGCGAGGTTTACCATCAGTTCAAAACCAAACTGAGACTTACCTTGGTGCGCTCCTGCATAGATGTAGGTAGTGCTACCCTTCTTCATTGAGTACTTATCAAACAGACTGTCAAAGCCTGTCCAAGCACCCTTCTTAACTCCTTCACTTCTTAGTGTGTTCAGAGAATCTCTTACGTCCTCTGCCTTGTAAATAAATTGTTTCATTGCCCTTAGTTTAAATTATTCTCCAAATTCTCTAATGTAATCTGCTTCCTTATTAGCGAAGCTCCTTGTCATCTCTTTCCTTGACAGCTCTTCTTTCACGGTGAAGTCAAACACCTTCTTTCCTGTAAGACCAAAGTGAGCCATCATCTTAGCCATCATCTCTGGGCTTCTATTAATATGCTCAATTGTTTTCGCTCTTGTTATAAATTGGTAATCACGATAGTTGTTTATGTGTCCGTTACCTCTCTTTATCTTCCAAGTTAACTTGACCTCAACATAATAGAGCATCTGCCCTTGTTCCTCATTCTGCATCTCCTATATTATTTAATGTTCCACAATCACATATGTGTAATTGATTCA